ACCTCAGCAGCATTATCTAGTGACCACTCTTCACAAGTGACCTTAAGTTTCTTCCCTGAAAGTGATTCAGCTAAACTGTTCACAAACATCTACTACGCACTACGTTCTAGCCAAAGAGGCGACTCACCTACTTTAGGTGCCTACCCTTTAACTATTGTAGACCCTTCTGGATCTATTATCGTAGAGGCTGTAGAGGCCGTTATGGAGAGTATGTCTGACCGTAGTTTAGGTAATGATACAGGCACTATCGACTTTGTGTTCTATGTTGAAACTTTACTTGGTGGTTCTCTACCAGAAGAGTTAGCGGCAGAGGCAAACAAAGCCCTAGGTGCGCTTGGCGTATCAGTTTAACTTTTTATAGAGGGCTTCGGCCCTCTTATTATTTTTGGAGGAAAATAAATTGGCTAGTATTTTAGAACAACAAGAAGAACAAATTAAACAAGAAGCTCCCGTAGCTAAACCTATGGGTTCTGAAGAAGTATTCACACCTAAGAACACTATCACTATTAAAGATAAGAAGTTTAAGATTGAATTGCTCCCTTCAGAAGAAGGTTTAGAGCTGTGGGAATATTTGATGAAGAAACTTTTACCTTCAGTTGGTACAGGTTTAGATTCAATGCAACATGATCCAGTAATGGATGGTTCCCCTAAAACCTTCTCGCAAGCTTTTGGGCTATTAGCTGATAAGTTATCAGGTAAAGATCTTAAAGAAATCTCTAAGAACCTTTTTCAAGGTGCAACAGTAGATGGTAAACCACTAGACTTCAATGAAGAATTTAAAGGTAACTACGGTAGTTGGAAATCTTTATTAACGTTTGCATTGAAGGAGAACTTCGGGTCTTTTTTCGAGGAAGGTTGGGGAGACAGTCTGACAGGGCTAGTAAGTCTGGTAGTCCCTCAATCACAAGGATCTCAGGAATAGCGTCAGAAGTTGCTAAGAGGAAAATAGAGAATGAGTGTAGCTTATCTAAAACAGAATGGCTATTCACTAATATTTATTTTCACCCTAAGAACAAGATGGATATAACAACTTTAAAACGTAATATGTCCTTACCAGAATTACTAGACTACCAAGAGGCTTTAGATGTAGCTCAACTTTTAGAGGAAGCTGCACATAAGGATTCAGAACAAGCCAATAAACAACCAAGTAGGTAATTATGGCAGGTAAAGTAAATATAAGAGACTTCTTCTTAAAACTAGGTTTTGATTCTAGTGAAGTTGAGAAGGGTCTTAAAAAGTTAGATAAAGAGTTACTTGGGGTCACTAAGAAACTAACAGCTCACAGTAAGGCACAAGAAAGTGCTAACAAGAAAGTCGTAGCTAGTCAGAAGAAGAAGTCCCAAGCGATAAAAGAAGAGAATAGGTTATTATCCAAACGACAATCTATTCAAAAAATCATAAACACTCTTGATGAGAAAGGCGCTAAGAACAACTTAAGAAGTTACCGCTCAAGCTTAAAAGGGAAAGATGTAGATAAGCTTGAAAGGGTTAGGATAAGAGCAGCTAAAGAACTTTATGAAATAAACAGGAAGAATGCTGCGTTAGTTACGTCCCCTAAATCTCCTGTCACCAGACAAATAAAACAACCTAAGATGTATGACCCTAGCCGTATGCTTGAGTCCCGTAGGATCAGGCAAGCTAATATGTCTAGTCAGGCGGGTATGCGTGTTAGGGACATTGATAACAAGTTGATGCCCCCTAAGCTTAACTTAGATGATACAAAACAGCAGTTGAAAGTTGTGCGTGATCGGATGGTTGAGCTTCAGAAAGCTATGAAGAAAGCAACGGGCCGTGAGGAGATGAATACCCTTAAGATTGGTTTGCAACAAGCTAGACAAGAAGCGGGACATCTAACCACACGTATGAGTAAACTTACTCGTGAAATGGAGAAGCAGAAATTTGTAGCTAACTCTCTTAAAGATTCTATGCGAAATATGGCACGTAGTTATGTATCTATGTTCGCTATTATCGGTGGTGCTGGTATGGCAGGTGCTAGTGGTCAAGGGTTAGTACAAGCTAGGACATCCTTACTTGCGTCTACTGGTGATGCTAAAGCTGCTGGAGAAGCATTCGAGTTTGTTAAAGAACAAGCTATGAACTTCGGTATAGGTATCCAAGCTGCAACTAAAGGGTACTCTAAGATTTCCGTAGCAGCTAAGACAGCAGGACTGAGTTTAGATCAAGCTAAAGAGATATTCCTCTCAGCAGCAGAATCAGCCACAGCGTTTGGTCTTAGTACAGAAGAAACAAGTGGTATTATTAAAGCATTCTCAGATATCTTGTCTAAAGGTACTGTTAGTGCAGAAGAAGTAAAGGGTCAGTTGACACACTAGCTGACGGTAAACTTATCTAATTGCTGGAAACCCCTTAGAGCTTGACGAACTACAACGTAAATGGTAACATTAAGCGTGAATGTTTGAAAATCGTCAGGATTGGGCAATCAGCAGCTAAGGTATCACCAATCACCGAAACTATAAGTAGGGATAATATGAAAAAAATAGACAAAGCAAAAAAGTACACTATAACCTCTTGCGGAGAGATACACACTGTAGCTGGTAGGAAATTGAAACCTACGTTACATAAAGGGGGTTATCTCAGAGTCAAGTTATGGTGTGATGATGGGGTTAGGAGAGCCTTCCTAGTACATAGGTTAGTGGCTATGAACTACTTACCTAACCCAGAAAGGAAACCTGAAGTTAATCATATAAACGGTATTAAGAGTGATAACCGGAAAGATAACTTAGAATGGTGTACTAGGTCGGAAAACCAGAGACACGCTTTCGATACAGGACTCAACAACAATGTTGGGGTTAATAACGGTAGATCTAGATTAAATCCAGATTTAGTTTTAGAGCTGTACTGGAAGATGTATAACGGAGCTAGGAATGTAGATTTACGCAAAGAGTACGGAATCCCGACATCTACCCTAGTAAACATTAAAAATAAGCAATGCTGGCAAGAGGTTATTGAAAAACTTCCTGACATCCCGATACAAAAGAAAAATGAAAAACTTTCTGAGAAAAAGGTCAACTGGATCTGTTCAGAATTAGAAAAGGGCGTAGGCCCTACAGAAATATTAGAAGTATGCGAAGGTCTAACTAGAGATCAAGTTTTTGGTATAAAGGCTAGAAGAGTTTATAAACATATTTCTAAAGATTATATATGGTGATACAAAGTTCAACGACTAGTCGAAAGACGTAGGGTTCAAGTGGACTCGAAATGGTAAGGTACTTACAAAAGTAAGTGCAAGATATAGTCTGATCTATATGGAAACATATAGCAGCCCTATGGGGCGGGGAGATATTAACGACATCTCTTGAACATATTGTAGGTGATAGGATGCCGATTGCATTAGCGATTGCGTCCAAAGCTATGGGAGTAACAACCCAAGAACTTATGAAGATGATGGAACAAGGTCAGTTAATGGCTAATGAATTCCTTCCTAAGTTCTCCAAAGAATTACGTTCAGCGGCCAGAGAGGGTGATGCCTTAGCTGAAGGTTTAAAAACATCACGTATTGCAATGCAACGGGCTGGTGTAGCATTTAACTTAAACGTGTTAGATGCTTTTGATGTAGGTGTAGAGTCAGGTTTATCTGACATGTTTAACCTTATCGCAGGTTCATTAGAAGATTCAGCACCATTCTTTAGAATAGTTGGTAGGTTAGTTGGTTTCTTAGCTAAAACTTTCGGTGTACTACTTAAAGTAGTTTCTACTCTATTTAGACCACTCACTATGCTGTGGGATGCAGTATTTCAAGATACTGAAAATAACATGGCTAAAACAAAAGATGGCATTGATGGTATCAGTTCTAGCTTAGAAGTTTTAGTCAGAGTGTTTAAGTTCTTAGCCGCAGTAGTGTTGACACCCTTTGCATTATTAGAAGCAGCCTTAGATAAAGCTCAAGGTTTTATCGACAATTTCTTAGGTAAGAATTCTAATAAACTTGGTATTGAAGTGGCAGCTAATCAAGCTATGTCCTCAGCAGGTAGATCTTCTTCTGGAAAAGGGAATAATCAAGTTACTATCGGAGACACTAAGTTTGAGATTTACAGTAATGACCCAGAGGAAACAGGCCGTATTGTACAAACTAAGATGGATGAGAGATTCGATATGATTTTCACATCCAGTATGGCAGGGGGTTAGTATGGCTTTCTATATTAAATCAGAAGATAGTATTTTTGAGATGGATGCAACAGTATCTATCTCAAATAGTAAATCAGGTAAAGCTACAAGATATACTTTATCAAACAGTAACTCTTCTTCTGACCACTACAGCCAAGACTTCGATAAAATATCTTTCTCTGGTTATGTTAGTGAAGTTAAGTTTGCTAGACGTAAAGATGGAAGTGTTTCAGTATCATTGGAAGACTTTGAGAAAGGGGTATCTGAACTTAAGAATTCAGGTAAATTCTTCTCATGTTCTTTTAGTGATAACTTACCCATCAAAAAGAACTGCCTATTTGAAAACCTAACAATCAGTCGTGACACAGACACCTCGGATAAGAGTATCAAGGTAGATTTCAGTGTAGTCCAAGTACTTGTAGCATCTCAATCAGATATCACTTCAGCTCCTATCCCAGCTTCATTGTATAAAGATGTAGTAGAAGATAGTAAGAAGTCTGGAGCAGCTACTACAGAAGCTTCTGAAGATGAAAAAGTAAACTTACAATCTATCACAAAAGAGTTGTACGTAGATGCACTAGGTTTGGAGAGTTAATATGGCTGCGGTTAAGATAAACATACCCGACTTAGCGGAATCAGAAACAACAGTTAGTTTGTCAGGGGAAAAGTATGTATTCAGGTATCACTTCTCTTCTTTAGAACAGACTTATTACTTAGATATTTATTATCAAGACATCTTGGTGATAGCTGGGCTAAAACTGTTAGCTGGTGTTGTCATCACTGGTAAGTACGACTTGCCTTTATTTGATAACGGTTTCCTTTTAGTTGCTAAGTTAAAAGAGACATCGGAAAAAACCAACAGAAATAACATAGGGATAGGTAAGGCTTACGAACTTATTTATATCACAAATACATAGAGGAAAGTATGGCAAAGATATTCGGACATAAGTACGAATTCTATATAGGTAAGGCTGGGAGGCTTATTCAAGAACATAATGCCCCTACGGGGTACGAACAAAGTATCCCACCTACCATACAGAACCCAAACAACGAGGTTAGTTTGCTTACAGGAGGTTTCGTAGATTACAGGACTATCCCTGACCAACATAAACTTATCACTAATCCTTTTCAGATGGAAGCTGAAGTTTCTTACGAGACTCCTGCCTCTGGTGCAACAAAACCTCAAACAGCGTCTTTCAAACTTTACAACATATCCAAAGAGACTATCAACTTTATTGAGAAGAACAATGTAGTCATACTTAAAGCAGGTTATGAGACAGATGGAGACTTACCGTTAGCGTTCTCAGGTACAGTAGGAAAAGTATCAACTGTTAGGGCTGGCGCTGACTTAGTTACCACCATAATAGCTAAGGATGGGGGTAACCCTATTAACTCTATCAGATGGGTTGCTAGTTTCCCTGAAGGTATTACTTACAACTTTGTACTACTCCAGATGATTAAGAAGTTCAAGGATAATGGTGTACCTTTAGGGTTCTTTAAAGAGAACGATAGGACGATACAGTCCTTACAAGAACCTACAGCGTATAGTGGTAAGTTGTCTAAGAACCTTTCCGAGCTATGCGCATCGTTAGACTATGTTTGGTTTATATCAAAAGGTGCGTTATATGTCCAACCTAAAGATCTACCCAGACAAACGGACTTTTTAGAGGTGTACCCTAACAATATAATAGGTACGGTAAGCCCAGTAGATGAAAGCCTCTCTAAGGACGCTACAGACGCTTCTAATAGAGCTTCTGGAATCAAGTTCTCCATATATCTCAACGCTGAGTTCGGTATTGATAAGTATATCAAGGTTAAAGAAGGGGAGTATGCAGGGGACTATAAGCCTTCTAAGATTAAATATAAGATGAATTGGAAGGATGGCCCTTGGATGTGTGATATTGAGTGTGCAAAGGTGGTGACATATGGCTGATTTATTTGATGTTATCCAGAGCCATGTAACAGAGGCTATGAAAGATGTTTATACATCTATGCCTGCCAAAGTTGTTAAGGTTTACGAGGTTGAAGGTACTACAGTAGTTGATGTACAACCCCTTATAAACAGGATTGATACAGCTAACTATGTAGATCAAGAACCTGTGTTACAGAAAGTACCTTTGGTATGGCCTTCAGGAGGAGGGTTTAGGTTTATTACTCCTATTAATATTGGGGATAATGTACTTCTACACTTCTCCATGAAAAATATAGTAAATTGGAAGAACAGTAGTGGGGGTACTCCTACAACACCCCTAGACAAGCGTCAGCATAGTTTAAATGACTCATTTGCAGTACCATGTATCTACCCTACTAAAAAGGGTTTTACGGCCCATACAGACGCTCTCAGCATAGGTAGTGATGACGTAGAGATACGTATTACTAAAGACGGAGTGATTGAGCTAGGTAAGGGTGCTACTGAGGCTATCCTAAAGGGAGACGCTTTTAAGGCATACTTAGATGGAGAGTTGAATAAGATAAAAACACATACACACCCTGTGTCAGGATCTTCAGCAGCAGCCTCTCCTGAGTTAGCGACAATACTTCCTGTACCAGACACAACCCTATCCGAGGTAAGTAAAACATTATGACAGATATTAAACTAGGGAGTAATAACGACTTCGTTATCGAGGATGGTAGCTTCTTACTTATCACTGAAACCTCTGAATTGGTTAGACAACGGTTGCTTAATAAACTCCGAGCTTTCACAGGAACATTGTTCACTAACGTAGATTACGGGGTAGATCAAACCTTGTTCTTTGAAAGAGGAACTAAGAGTTTGTTAGACCAGAACCTAAAGACCCTCATCTCTGAGACACAAGGTATTATCTCTTTAGTTAGCTTTGAATCCTCTGTAGGTACTGATAGGTTTTACAGATGTTCATTTGTTTACTCTACGGAGGTAGGGGAGATAGAAGGTATTGACGGACTAACATTAGGGGCTAACGGAACTATCTTAGACGAAGGTATTTGGAAAGATGGTAGGTGGGTGTTCACAGGAACATGGCAAGAAGATGAAATTTGGGGAAGTGATTAGATGGCAGATTTAACCAGTTCAGGGTTAGTAGTTAATCGCTACCCTGAAATAAAACAGATTATACAACAAGGGATTCAAGCTAATGCAGCAGCTAGTATCTCTTTTGATGAAGACCTTATCTTAACACAGATAGTAAATATTTTAGCTACAGAGATGGCGCAATATGAAGAAGTGTTACAAGCATTGTACTCTTCTTTGGATAGAGATAAAGCGGAAGGGGCTGCACTAGATTCATTATTATTTTTAGTAGGGTTGACACGTAACGGAGCTACCAAAACAAGTGGTTTTATTGAAGTGGTAACTGGTGATGGCAGTAATATCCCCTTCGGTACAGTGGTAGAGAATCCATCATCTAAAGATAGGTTCTTAACCACGCAAGC